TAATTTATGGCATTAATTAAAACTAGATCAAGAGGAATAAAGCTAGATGATAACTTTGCTTTTACAGGCACGATCACAGGTGCGGGTGGAGGAAAAGTAGCACAAGTGGTACAAGCAATTTGTTCTGGTGGCGATACTTCAACAACATCAAGCACATTGCAAAGTAGTAATGTAGCAGTAACAATAACCCCAACTGCTTCAGATAGTAAAGTTTTAGTAATGATGAATTTTGGTGGAAGTAGCGGTGCAGACCAAAATAAAACTTTAGGTTTAAGACTTTTTAGAGGTTCAACAGCTTTAGGAAATAATACTCAAATAGGTAATTATAATGCAACAAGTGCTGGGCAAAGAAGCCATAATATGTCAATTCAATTTTTAGATACACCATCTACTACAAGTGCAACAACATACACTTTAAAATTTCATTGTGCTCAAAATGACAGCACAGTTTCAATAACTGCTTCTGGAGATACACAAGCATACGCACAAGCTATGGAGATATTAGCATGATGCTTGAAGTAGAAAAAATTATGAAAGCAATCTTAACAATTAATTCTGACGCAAAAGTTTATGTTAAAATGAATACTGAAAACACTTTAGCTACAGCAGAGATTGAATGGTTAGACAGTACAACACCTATTTCTAAAGAAGATATAAAAGATGAAATGGACAAACTGTGAAACCTTGCGATTGTAATTTTAAAGAACAAGAGTGTAATTGTGGAAAATGATAAAGCCATTTTTTATTGGTCTAGTTCTTGCAACAATATTAATATTTTTTCTTAATTCATTATTGAATTCTGCTATGGCAGATACAAATACAGTTTCATCAACTGTTATTGATAAATCAGTTCCAACAGCAAATGCACCAAGCGTTGTTGTTAATAATTCAGATATTTGTAAGACGGCAGCTTCTATGGGAATCCAAACTCAAATTCTTGGTATTGCAAATGGAATAACTATTGTCGATGAAAACTGTGAACGTATTAAACTTTCACGATCTTTGTATGCAATGGGTATGAAAGTGGCAAGTGTGTCATTATTGTGTTCTGACGCTCGAGTTTTTGACGCTATGTGGCAAGCCGGTACGTATTGCCCTTTTCAGTCTTCAATTGGAGATGAAGCAAAAAAAGGTTGGGAAGATAACCCACATCTTGTTCCAGAGGGAAGTTTGATATTTGAAGACAAAGAAATAAAAAGACAAGAAAAAATAAGTGAAAGTAATAATGATTTTGAAAAATTTATATTCTATGGCTTGGCTCTTTATACAGGGGTTACTGCTTTCGGTTTCCCTTTCTTTTAGTTCTAAAGCGATTGATTGTTCAACAGATACGGTTGGTCTTTGCACGCCAACAGTAGAAGAAATTATTGAAGAAGTTATTACTGAAACAATTGAACATGAAGCAGACGGAATAACAATAACAACGACCACAGAAACAACAACGACAACCACAGAAGTTTCTAACGAAGATTCAAAAGATTTATTAGACGGAAATAATGGTTTTGTTTCGTCAAAATATGAGGGAGATATGGACGTAGATTGGGGAGGCCAAGGCCCTGCTTCCATGCGTTCTGGATCATATTGTAATAATTTAGGCACGAATAAATGTGCAGAAATCACAGGTAGTGGAAGTTCAACTTCGACAATGGGTGTCGAAAATATGGGAACAACTTTTATTCAAACAGTTGATATAAGTGATTTAAATATTGAATACGGAGGTCGAACAAATTATTCTATAAAAGTTGACAAGCAAGATGCATCAGATTCAATTTATATGCACATCACAGGTAAAGATGGCAGCACAAATGTTTTTTCTGGAACTGATATTCTTTCAGCAAGTGGAACTGCAAGTGGATTTCAAACTTATGAAAGTGGCTTTGATTTTTCTGGAAGCATTACAACTGTTATTATAGAGATTGGAGGCAGAGATATTAATTTATCCATCGGACCCTTGTTCTCGGACGTCAGCATTCACGTTTTGTATAATGTTATCAATACCATTGTTCAGCAATCCATAACATCTGTTGAAATGTTTATTGCTTTGAATATCGATGCACCAGAAAATGTTATTGATGTTGTTGAAGATGTATTTGAAAGTAATGATCCAATAGGAACAGATGAAGGTTTTAATTTAGAGCCAATATCAATTGACGAGCCAACTTATGAAACTGTAGAAATAGAAATTCAAGAAATAGAAATTGCAGAAATAGAAATAGAAGTTACTGATATTGAGACAGAAGTTGAAACAGAGATAGAACTAGAGATTGAGGAAAGTATTGATGAGCCAATAGAAGTAGAAAGCACAGACCAAGAAGAACAATCAGAGCCCGAGACAGAATCAAACGAAGAAAAAAACCAAGAGAAAGTCGAAGTAGCATCAAAAGAAAAAGAAACCCAACCAGAAAAAATAGAAGAGGAAAAAGAAGAAGTTGAAGAATCAAAGACAGTAGAGAAGAAAGAATCATCAAAAGAAAAAGCTGTTAAAAAAATTATGAAAAAAATAGATGACAAAAAAAGATATGATGACGTTGCTCAAACAAAAACCTTGGTTGTCATGCAAGTTCTAGTTGATAGCAAAAATTTTTTTGAAAGCCAAATTGCTTTGAATGATAGAGTTGATTTTTTCACAAATGATACTTTACCAGATGCAACGATTAATGATAATAATATTGCAAGTTATTTATTGTTTGCCGGGAGCGATGGTTTAATGAATGATCTAATAGACAGTCAATGGCAGACGGATTTGGAATAATTATGGCAGAATTAGAATTACCTGGTGGTATAAAATTTAAAGGTGGCAAGATCTTTGTTATCTTGACAGCATTATCAACATTGATTGGTGCATTGTGGGGTGGCTTTGAATTTTACAAGGATTATCAGAACATGCGTGAAAAAATTACCACTTATTCTGCACCGGATTTATCTGGTTTTGACAAAAGATTAGAATTATTAGATCAATCAAATGAAATGCTAACACAAGAAATTTCAATGATAATTCAAGAAGTGCAACTAGTTTCTGACGTAGCAAATGAATTAAAAAATGATTTAAGGCAAGATGTAAGAAGAATAGAAAAAATTGTTAATGATGTTGAACAAATGGTTAAAGAAGATTCAAGACAAACCAACTCGGAGTTAAGAAATACCACGAGGGACATTTTGGAAGACATGGAATTATTAAAGGATAAGTTGGAAACAGCCATGAATGAACTTGAAACAAAAATAGATAAAAGAATAAAAAGTGCATTAGAAAATCCATTAAACAATATGTGATGTGGCACATTCATACAATCATTTGTATAATTAATATTTCAATTCAACCTTTCTGCAGCTATGGAGGAAAATTACCCATTACATTTACAAATTATAATACTTGTGATATTGCAATTGATCGTATAGTTGAAAAGATAGATGAAGATTTAAAATTTAAAGAAGTAGCTTTATTAATGAAATGTATAGAATCTTATGAGCAAACCCATACCTAAAACAACAAAAGAGCATATCCTCCACATTTATAACAAGTTAGATCTTTTGGAAAATAACCATTTGAAACACATGCAACGAGACATTGACCGACTAAATTATATTTTATGGGCGATTGGATTTATGGTTGCAACGCAATTTGTTAGTTGGGTTTTGCGAATGTTTGGCTGATGGATGATAAAGAGTGGGACGAGCTCAAGTTAATTCAAGAAAAACTTCACGAGGCTCTAGATAAAGGATACCCACCTTTAGGTAAAGGAGGCCCAAATAATCCCCCGGGGGCAAAAAAGATTGTCGAAGATGTTTTAGATATTCCAAGAACAACACTTCAAAGAAAAATAGACAAAATAGAAAAGATGGCTCTTTTAAGTTCTCATTGGACTATAGAATGGCACAGATATAAAGAAACAAAACCACAATTAATTATTGAAGAATACAAAAAGCCGGTTGTAAGAATTCAAGCACAAAGAACAGACTTTTCAGATCCGACAAAAGTTTTTGTTATTCCAGACGCACACTGCTCGCCAAATGATAACCATGAACGATTTCTTTGGATAGGTAAACAAATAAGAGAATATAATCCAGACTATCTTGTTTGCATTGGAGATTTCTGCAGCTTTGATAGTTGCAGTTCATTTGACAAAAATTGGACAGTAAAAGGATCTAAAAAGCCACCTATTCTTTCAGATATAAATGCAACTGAAGAATGTTTAAAACTATTAGACGAGGGTATGGGCGACATCAATCCAATTAAACATTACTGTTTAGGAAACCATGAATTAAGATTATATAAATATGAAGATGAGCACAAAGAAGTTGTCGGTGCATTTTCTCAACAATATGAAACATTATGGAGACGTCGGGGTTGGGGAATATCAGAATATGGAGATTTTTACTTTATAAAGGGTGTGGCTTTTGTTCATGTTCCACTTAACGAAATGGGCCGAGAGATTGGAGGAAAAATGGCTGAGGCTTCGCAAATCAGTAATTCTGCCACGCATGACATAGTTTTTGGACATAGCCATCGAGAAAGATCGTGGCGAGCATCAAAATTAGGTAGAGG